GGGAGGGGCTTCACCCCTGGGATGGAATCAACCTATTAAGTTGAGTTCCACAGCGGAATTCCACCGCTTCCAAAAATCCCAGCCGCCTGCAGACAGCAGCTGGTTGGTGTCAGGACCCCAAAAAGGGGATACCTTCCACCTCGTCCGGTATGCAACCGACTCACCCTGTTTAAGGGGTAAGTTAATTTGCATATTACGTACGTAGCCACCTAAGAACGACAACCAGAGCCCGCAAGGGTTCTGGGTCCTCGGTCTTATGCGCTTGCCGCGCATACGAGGGGCGACCAGCGCTCCGTCAGGCTTAATGGAAAGGACAGTTTTTACAGGCTCGTAACAGCGGTAGAGGTACCGCTGCTTCTTGCTATTGTAAAAACGACCTTCCACGAGGCCCTTCGGGACGCGGATCCCACTATCGAGTTGTTCGTGAGGAGGTATAGCCAATACCTTCACACTATCAACAAGATAGCCTACTGTCCGGGGTAATGGAATACCCGTTCGAGCAGACCAGTCGTTCAGTTGATTGATGGCGACATACCGTGATTGCGGTGTTAGGAGCGTCTTTAGATAGACGCCCCTGACGTTGACTCCTTTGAAGAAGTCAGCACCACAAGACTCACGGAACGGTCCCACAAAGTAGGACTTCTGGCCGTTTACCATAAACCCGAGGAGATCTAAGAGACGAACTACCTTATCCGAGATTGCTCTCGGACAGATAATGTCATCACCGAAGACACCCCAGTTGGGTTCTTTGGCATCCGCCCGCGTTAGAAGGAAACCTTCTTGGCGAGCGGCGGCCTGAACGACACAACAAAACAACAAGGTTTGCAAGGGAAAGGTAAAACCATTCCCCATTGTGCTAACCATGTTGAGTTTCAGCTCATGGCCGCGGACCCTTGCATAAGGCGTACGGAGATCCAACAATACGTCAAAAACGTACTGAGGGAGACCCCAGGCGCATAAATTCAAGGATACGCAGTCAGAGGCGCTTTCTAGATCCAGCGTAGAAACTGAATCATCGATTGAGCCTCGGCAAGCGAGCTGGCGGTTTCTCTCCTGTTGGACGTCAAAGGAGATGCCAAAGGCATCCCGAAGTCTGTCTTCCAGGATTGCACCTAAACCAAGCTGGAACCACATGTTCAAGCTAGGTTCGGTGCAGATAGACCGCGAAATGTCGCGTGTTTTCCGAACGAAAGTAATGGAACTACTTCGAGTAAGTGCGAAGGTACCGTGCGTGATCGCGCGAGAAATCTCGGCATCACGCCAATTCGGGTACCAACTTACGAACTCGTTGTACAAACAGTACAAGGAAGATGACGTAGCTGTCAGTTGCGACGCGAAGAACTTCGTGTAGAAGTCCTCCCCGTTTGCACGCAGGCTTGCACCAGGTCCCGCCCTACCTTTCTTAAGAAAGTCGTAGTACGAAGACCACAAGTGCTCGCCGCTCGGAAAGAAGAAATCATCCAAGAACCGTTTCCAGTTCCCGACTAACTCTTCATCCTCGCGACTGACGCAGTTCAACTGCCAGTCCTCCGAACGCCAGTTGGCGTCCAAGAACTTCTCCAGGCATTTGTCATCGGCATCTACAGCAACCTCATCGCTTAATTTTTTCAGCAATGAGGTACGCAGTTTATACCGAGCAATGTCATCGGGCGAAGCTGTACTATCTGAAAGGTCGACCCCCGTTAAGGGGACCGATCTATCCATACCGTACAGGTCATCTAGCAAGTAGGAGAACAGAGCAACGGACGAGATGTCCATGGAGCTCACCTTCTAGCAGGGTTAGCCGCCAGTCAGAAAACTGGCGGAGGGGGTATCTTGCCACTGGCTGCCCAAACGGCAAGCCAGATAACAATATACCGAGCTATTTCAATGAGTGCCTTGTTTTTCAAGGTAAACTCAACTACGGGTTAACAACCTTAGAGAAGGTTGTTAATAACCGTATCACCGAGGCCCTGGCTCTGCTGAGACAGTGCCCCGATGTGAAGGCTCAACCCTGCCCTAACGTCTTCCGGTTCCAGCAGATCACTACCAGCCACGACCGAAATTTCGGTCCGGATGGTCATGATCTGAGGGTTCTGGCCTGCGCCAGGTGAAGCACCCTTACGGGTGAGTACCGTGTAAACGTTACGCGGTGAGGGCCCCATCACGCCAGTAACCGGATTCGGAACAGGGGCATTACGCACCTGCTGCGGCCGGCTAAAGGTTAGTGTAAAGGGCTTGCTCGCTCCATGAACGTCGACCCCCGTCTGAGTACCGCCAAGAGCGGTAACAGCCCACTGCTTGGAATAAGCATTGGGAGGGGAATCGGCTACCACCGTGTAGGTGGGGCTGGTAAGTCCGGTCTGGGCTGTGCCAGTTACCGGGGAAGTGACCGAAATGGTCATTGTTTTACACCCATTGGGTTGAAGGAGGTTAAAGAACTCTATAGGACTTTCTCTACCGCTAGAGCAGACATATTGGCCCATTTGCGCCAAGACGTAAGCCCAGGGATCTCAGTCCGAACATCCATGATGTTCGTAGAAACTGAGGTTACCGGTACGCGGGAAAAGTTAGTCCTACCGATAGTAGGCACAAGCGCCACACGTGTACCAGGTTGGTAACCCCAGATAGCGGGCCAAGCACTTTCGACCTGAAAATCCGCTAAATGAATAGCGGTCCAGGACTTAGTGCTACAGACCCCCCATCTGAGGCCTACGTCACCCATACACGCGGAGTCAATCACGTCACCAAGGTTGGTGAAATAATCGACTAGAAAGGAGTACGGGATAAGCTCCCAAATCGTAGGAAGGAAATCGCTGAGGGTTAATCCCCAGTTGGACTTCCAATCCTTCGCTTTGTTTGCGAACTCGTACGCTAACATGCCTTTATAGGTAACTCGGACCCCACGCTCAACTGACCAGTTGAACAAGAGGTTGACAGAGGTACCGGGCACTTGGATGCTTTGTTTCTGACCTTCTCTCGAAGTGTCATAGAATGTGTACTTGAAAACGTCGCCGATATACTCTCTGAAGCCCGCGAGGGCCTTCATCGAGTCATCAACGTCGTTAAACAGAGGTACCCATCCGAAGCTGTGCTCAAGCCATGTTCCCGTAATTGCTTTAGCCGCCTGACGAGGTGTGCGTGCACGTCTTGCTGCTTTCTTAGCAGCAGAAGAATACGTGCTAACCGCAGCTCTCAGAGCGGAGGCAGGACGGGCAATCTGGTGAAGGGCCTCCCCAAGTTCGCCAAGAAACACACCGCTCTGAAAGGAGCGTTGCGATTTCCTGACTTTCTTGAGAAAGCCGATTCTCGCTTGTGAGTCGGCATTGCTAGTCGATGGTGGATTGCCGTAGATGAGGTCAAACGGATGTAAGACCCCATGTATACGACAGTGGTCCACCCTACCGCCCTTGTTGACATTCCGAATAGAGAAGGATACGCTTCCGCGTATTAACCCGCTCGAATCGGTAGACACCGCGTATGGATTGGTTGCGTTAAGATTATGGCGGACCAGATACCTCCAATTGGGCAAACTAACGCCTGTCTTACTTTTGGTAAGCATGCGTTCGTAAGGCCCAGAGGTAGTATCGGTAAACCAGTCATCTGGCTTCCAATCCACGTAACGATAGCCTCTATCCAACTCGGTAGTAACGGTAGTGGTCATGCCTGCAATCCGAGGGTACTTCTACCCGAAACGATAGGGACCTAAATCCTAAACAGAGCCAGCCCCGCCGAGGTTTTCCATCAGTTTGATGAAATCCCACAACTCGGAGCTTGCACGCTTCCTCTCCTCCGTTGGGAGGGAGGAAAGATGAACCAAAATACGAACGTTATTATCCAAAAGGCTATGCGCGACAAACGCAAGGCCTAAAGGGCGATAACGCCTAGTACGAAGATTCATCGCGTCAGGCGAATAAAACCAAGAAGTGGGACAACCAAACATGACAGATTACCTCATAGAGGATAGCTCCGAAAAGGACACGGTTTACCGCTAGCTTCCCCACCCGGGGAACCTACGGGACGGCAGAAATGCCG